CTGGTACGTCCACCAGAAGTAAAAGTAATAGTAGAGTGTGAATAAACTTGATCAGTTACATTTTGATAACGTGTAATATCTTTACACTGTTCTTCTCTACGGTAGCCTGTTACAACCTGTTTATTTTTGCCTGCTTCATTAGCAATAATAGTGCCTACAACAGCTCCTGCTGCTCCGCCATTCTTTTCGCCTGGGATATTATTACCGATAGCTCCACCAATTAATGCTCCAAATAACAAGTCAGTGGTTGAAGCTCCTTGATTAGATTGTCCATAGATAGGAACATCTATAAGTTCGCAAGTAGTTTCAGTATATGGAACTTGTTTTGTTACAGTTTTAAAGTGGTCTTGTACAGTAGCAGTAGTAGTTTCTGCTATAGCAAACCCTGTGCAAGAACTCAAAATAAGTAAAGAAGTTAATAGATATTTCATCATAATAGTCCTAAAGCGTATGCAACGCCCATTTCAATAGTTAATATAGTGCCAAATCCAACCACAGTAATGATAAGTGCTGCGGGTAAAAACGCAAAGTCTTTCCAAGTTCTTTTACGTGTACAACAACTACTCATGTTCTACGTTTTATTCCTCTGGTGAGTTTTTGACCTTTTGGAGGCGATTTTTTAGATCCACCAGGTCCTGCCCAATACACTTTGTCAGCCCAATAAGCTGCTGACATTTTTCCTTTGGCGATGTTTTTTGCATGACGGGCTTTAAAACTTCTTCTCGCTTCTGGAGAATAGTTGTGCCCCATTGACGCATCTCCGAAGTGTATAAGTCGAACTTTTTCGCCTTCTTTTGCCAACACCATGCCTTTTTTCTCTGGTCTGTCTGAGCGTCTTGGTTTGTTGAATCCATCAAACTTTTTTCCTCTATAGTCGATTTTACCACTTGGTAATCTTTTAACTCCTGGGTACTTTGACATTTTTATATCTCTCTTTTATCTCACAAACTATCTCCCATTGACGGTGAGTTAGTTGTGGAAATTTATTCTGTGCCTGAATACAACCCAATATAAAAGATTTTTCAGCATCTGTCAAAGAGTGATTATCAAAAAAATCCTTCAATGGTTTTTTAATACGACGTATCATTTAAAAGTCTATATCTTTTCCTTTGTGTTCCCAAGTACTGTATCTCGTAGGATCTTTATGTGGTTTTTCTTCAGGAATTTCGTAAATAAAAGGATCGAGTTCCATAAGTTCTTTTTTCTTTTTTTGAAACTCTCGCTCAAATTGCCAATCTTTATACTTGTTGACTAACCAATTGATCATACTGTTGTCTCCTATTTTTTAAAAGCGGTAAAAACGGAACAGCATCTTGTTCAAAGATAATAGGATCGTCACCATCAATAGTCATAATGATAGTAATGTCTCTTATACCAGTTCCATACATTTCATTGTGCGCTACAGCATAAGCACATCCTTGAATATAGTAGTCTGTAATTTGTTTAGAAGATTTTTTCTTTTTAGAAGTTTTGAAATCAATAATTGTTGGTTTGCCATTCCAAATACCAACCATGTCACAACGTCCTGCGTATTGATATTTATTAGACCAAAGTACCTGTTCTTGTCCCCAAATTTCTTCAATACCACGTTCTGTAGCACGAATTAAATCACGACTCATTTGACGCACGTCAAGGCGTTCATTAACAATCTCATCCCAAACGTCTTCTCCATTAAAATGACGTTCTGCATATTCATGAACTAATGTACCTCGATCTGTAGCCTCTTTAGAAACACGACGAGCCTCTTCTTCTCCTACTTTATCTATCCAACGCTGTAACCACGTGTTATCAGCAGTTTTTCCTAAAACTGTTGTAATAGATGGATAGGATCCATCGGGAGTGTGATAAGTTCTTCCAGTAGGAAGAGTATCAGTATCTACTTCAGTGGTGTATTGAAACTTCTCTTTTAAAATCGTCCACTGTGTTGACAATAGGTTTTCCTTTCGCATTTAAACTGGTATTAATTAGAATTGGATAACCATATTGACGGGTTTTTTCCAAAACTTTCCAAATATAAGGATTTGAGGATCCTGTAACAGTTTGAAGTCTTGCTGTCATATCATGAGTAGTAAAATTACCATCAGTAATGTTTGAAACAAACAACATATAAGGACAAGATTGAGATACATCAAAAAATTTATCTGCTTCTTCAATTTGGCATATAGGCGCGTATGGTCTCCACGAATCATTATGTCGCTCCTTTATAATATCAAGTTTTTTAATATTATCAGGAGTTGGAATGCAGAGCAATGATCTATTTCCAAGAGCACGAGGACCAAACTCAGCACGACCTTGAATTACTGGAACAATCTCACCTTTTAATATGCGATCTGCACACTCATCTGCTAAAATATTATTTGAAGACTCAATACCAAGATAAGGAGTTTCCCATAAAGGTCGTTCGATTAAAGCGGCTGCCCCAACAGCACAGCCTGCATCGCCAGCTGCTGGTTGAATTGCAATTTTATCCCAAGGAGTGAGAGTTAAAAGTTTAGTATTAGCTACACAATTAAGAGCAACTCCTCCTGCATAGGCTAATTTTGTCATGCCTGTTTCTTTTTGAATCCAATAACTTAGAGTTAAAAGAGTTTTTTCAAGTACAGACTGAACTGAAGCTGCAATATCCCAATCTAAACTACCAAAACCAACACCACGCTCTAAATTTTGAAGTACAGTGTAATCACCTTCGAGAGATTGCCAGTTTAAAATATGTTTATGAATCCAGCCTTCCCATTTCGGTTCTCCATAAGCAGCTGCACTCATCACTTTGCACTCATCAGAAAGAGGTTGAAAACCCAACAGACGAGTAGCAGCAGAATAAAATAGTCCGAGAGAGTTTGGATATCGAAAACGTTTTAACCACTCAATTTGACCATCACGATAAACTCCAAGCGACGTTGAATAGTGACTGCCTACAGTATCTACTACCATTACCGCGCACTCAGTCCAGTTAGTTGTACAAATCGAACTCATAGCATGAGCTTCGTGATGATCTACAAGTACAGGACGTGCTGAAGTATAATGTTTTATTTCAGACTTAAATTGTGTATATGTGGTTTCTTCATAAAAAGCCACAAATTCCCAATCATCCCAAGCATCTCTGAGCCAGCGAACTGTATTAGAGGGAAATCTTTTATCAAACTTTTCACGAGAAAATCGTTCTTCATGAGAAGCTCCTTTAATATGCCCGTCTACAACAGACGCTGCAGCACTATCATGATGATAAGAGCTCACTCCTAAAATCTTCATTGAAATACCTTTTTAACAAATTGTTATATCTTGATGTGTTAAACCCATTATAACCTACAGTACTCAAAAAGTCAACAAAAGTCCATCTTTTGTTATCAACGGTGGGTTGTATTCTATGAACCATAAAACAAGGAAAAGTAACAGTTTTTCCAGGACTGGGGTAAATAGTTGCTATAACCTCAGAAGGTTCTGGATAGTCAAAATCAGCCCCTAACTGACCAGTGGGATTCCAGTTTCCAATTTCAAGGGGTTTTCCTTCAGTTAAGTATATAATGCGTGTCCAATATCTGCCTTTTCTTGGATTTGAAAGTTTTCTACCTTCAAAAGAAAAAGAGTCAGAATGCCAATCATAAACATCTCCTTGTTCTAACAAAACAGCAGTTTTTCCATTTAAATTGCAAATTGTTCTGTCTTGATGATTAGGATCAGAGAAAGAATTAGCCTCTATATGTTTCAATAGAGGCTGGATATTCTTTTTGACCAGTTCGTTAGTATAAGTTTGTATACAATCTTGCCAGTCTTCGTGGATAAAATCACGAACAGGCATCAACCCACTCTTTGATTTCTTCCCATTTTTGTTCTTCTTCCGCAAGATTTTGTTTACGAATAATAGTAGCTACTTTTGTGATTGTTGTCACAGGCAAACCATACTCATTTTTAATATCTTTTTTTAGTTCTGAAATAGATTCGCGGATAGAATCAGCTTGAATCATCAAATCTATGATACGATTAATTTCTTTACGAATTTCTTCTTGAAGTGCTTTTTCCATTTAGTCCTCTTTTATTGGTTAGTTTAATGAGTTATATGTGTTATTTTATTACGGTTAGCGTTAACAGGAGACCAAAGTAGCATGTTCTCTAAACTTCTATACATTCTACGGTCTTTTAATCCCAGTTTTTGGATTAGGTTGAAAAACTCAAATTGATATGTTTTGTTTTTTCCAGGAAAATGAATAAAACAATCAGGCTGGAGGGGTTCAAAACCAAAGTGAGCATAGTTGTGAATAATATTTACATCTACATTTTGCGATTTTATCCAGTGCCACAATAAACACTCATCACCTTCAAGACTTGAATATTGTCTTAAGTCTAACTCAACATCAAAATATCTTTTATCGGCATAGGACTGATCTATCATCCACTTTTTTAGGTCTTTTGCTTTATAAGTAGGTAAATAAAAAACACCAGAATTAAAACGCCAGACATACTCAGGCCTATACTCATCACAATACTTTGCTACACAAAAAGAATTTGAGTCATATAATACAGGATTTCCTTGAATTAAAACATCTGTATCAATTACTACAACTCGTTCATAGTTATCATTATCTATATTAATATATTTTAAAAAGTGTGAATAGGCTATATGTTTAGCATCACTCCTAAACGGGTTAGGTAAATTAATAGAAGACAAATCAGTAGTTAGTGAATACTCAAAAGCATTTTTGTTTGCCCAATTCCTAACAGAAGACATACACGTCTCTATAAAACTAAGATGTTTAGAATCTGTTCCAGCATCTTTTAGTGTAAAATTATTTTGAAGAACAAGAGTTCTCATTTAGTCCTCTATGATACGTTGGTGTTAGCGGTGATAATTTGAAAAGTTTCTCTTACTTTGTGAGGTTTGCGGCGTACAAGACGGTTATCTTGAAGCTGTTGCATAGCTGCATTGAACATGGACATCGATGTGTCCGAGCTTGAAGAGATGTCGCTCGATGAGCGATGGATGAGTATTTTTTGATGAATGAGATTGAGTGCGGTAACTAGATTGGCTGAACCGATAGCGCGTGACCCAGCAAAGTCGCCTTCGCGACGAGGTGAGACAAGTTCCCACTGTTCGTTTTCCCAAACAGATCCATCATCTTCATCAAATACTTCTACAGGCATTCCACCTATAATTCTGAACACTAGTTCAGCAGCTTCATCAGGAGTCATCGAATCCAATCATCCTTCCAAGGATCAGCGTAGAACCACGCCAGAGCTGTAGACACACGCTTCGCGTGAAACTCAACATCTTGGCTCATAGCGTCAACAAACTCACGTTTAAATCTAAGCCAAGGATTTTTTTCGTTTTTGACAGGCTTGATCGAACGTACATCACGTTGGTTCCAATGTTCACAACGTTGTGCATAAGCTGGCTGAGAGTTAAGTGAACGTTCAGTTTCGTCTAACTTCTGATGAAGTAGCTGCCACAGCTCTTGAAAAGCTGCGCTTTTCTCTTGATCACTCATATCAGCAATGCAGATGCGACGGCTGTTACGAACTAAATCACGATAGGCATTACGCGATGTCAACTTAAAAAACATTTTTTACCTCTTATTAATAGCAAAGATTGAGCCGAATGGCAACATTAAATTTTAAATAAATCTTGAATTGATTTGGCAGTATGTGCTGTAGTCACTTCGCCAAAGGTTTTAATACGTTGTGGAGGCATTACCACTTTTCCACGTCGCCAAAACTCACGAGCCTCATACCAGTGCATTCGTTCGTATGATCGCCAGAGTGTGTTGATGCGTTCAGCAGCTTCGTCAAACTCGTCAAATAGTGGGTTTTCCAAAGATATGCGATTTTTGGCTTCGTCCATCCACTCAACTGCACACCAAGGTGAGTATCGAGCGACATTGATAGCCTCGCGAAGAGTTCGTTT